CGGGGCCTCCATTCCCTCGCCGCCCTGAGCGGGCTACGAGGGATCTGGGATTCTTTCCCGAATCTCAGAGGCTATGTCTCGGTCAACGGTGACCAAGGACTCGCGAGAGACCTTGGCCCAGCGGATGAGCGCGGAGCACCCCCATCTCCTCGAGAGAGGACGACAAGGGGCCACTCCCAACCGCCGGAACACCGCAGACCGACTTGTCCTGTCTGGTCTTCCCGCAACTCTCTTCCTCTTGAACTTGTCTCCTTCGGCGAGTCTGATCTCATCTTCGATGAGACAGGACTTGAAGGACAACAAGGATTCAAGAGGCACGGGGGTGTCACCGCTTCCCTGGAACCACTGTTCGGTCGCCCGAACAGCCTTCCAGTACGAGGAAGCGTGCACCTGCCGCACGAGAGGACGCGGGAAGAGGCCCACCTCGCGGAATGGCTTCTTGCCAATGAGGTCCTGCGCGACAACGGCACTCGCCCCCCTGGAGACCAGGGCACCGAGGCGTTGTCGAACAGAGACCCCAACGGCAAGACCGCGACCCGTGTATCCGAGGCCACCCACCTGCACCGGAAGATGCAGGCGGGGATCCTTCACGATCCACGGGAAGCGTCCCTTCATAACCCGCTCCATCCTGCGCAACCAGAGGTTCTCGAGCCTCTGGTCCGCCTCCACCGGTGCCCGAAGGACCGGCGGAGGGATGGAGGGGGGGAAGAAGAGAGACATTCCGTCCTTCAAGCACTCTCTTGGCAAGGCCAAGATCTCGCAAGCCGTCCACGAGTGGTCGGCGAGGAAGGTCTTGGACTTGTTGAGCGACGCCCCCACGGAGGCGACACGACCGGCATACACGTCCAGCGAGCTCACCCTAGGGTGAGGGACTGGACGGTAGCGCCCGACCGCGTCGTCTCCGTGGGTGAGCGAACGCTCGAACGCACTGGTGGCCCAGGCGTTCACCCAAGAGAGCACAACGAAGGAAAGAGGTGTGCCCATCGGACTCCCTCTGAGGAACGACCCTTCCCCGATCTTGTCGCCAAGGTCGGGGAAGCTCCAGGTCGCTCCTCGTTCCAGACCGAGGGATCGCAGCGACATGGTCACATCCGCAGGACGGATGAGACCACGAGCTGCGAGCCCTTCGATGACTACCCGGACAGCAGCGTGGGAAAGGCCGTCCGTGGCCTTGGACAGGTCCAAGGACGCGAACCGCCTCCCACGCTTCTGATGCATTCCGCCGGGAATCGCACGGGACTCGCCGTCGATACGCCAGT